AAAATGAAGTCAAATTCAAACTGGTTGCTTGTCATCAAACAACAAGAGATCAAAAAGAAAAAACTTCATGACGCGCAACTTTGTAGTTTAGGTCACTGCACTACAAAGAAATAGCAAACGGGGGGCATTGCCCCCCATTTTTATGCTATATACAAGTGACCCTCATGATATAACTAATGAAGATCTTTCTCGACAGTAGCGACGTTGCAGAGATTGCAAAGGCAGTAGATACTGGTCTTATTGATGGAGTCACAACCAACCCGACACTGATGCTTCAAGCAGGTAGGAACCCTGCCGAGGTGTTGGCAGAAATTACAGACATGTTCTCGTGGGATGCATCTGTATCCGCCGAGGTCTCAGGGGAAACCTGGGAAGACATGCTGGGAATGGCTGATGATTATATCCAAATCAATCCGAACATTACAATCAAGGTTCCATGCACAGTCCAAGGACTGAAAGCATGTAAGAACTTATCTGATGATGATATCTCTACAAACGTTACCCTTGTGTTCTCTGTCGCACAAGCAATCATGGCAGCAAAGGCAGGTGCTACATATGTTTCTCCTTTCGTAGGTAGATGTAATGACAATAGTTTTAGCGGTGTTGAGTTGGTACGCGCTATTGCTGGCACTTACAACGTACATGGAGTGGAGACGGAAGTCCTAGCAGCATCATTAAGAGATGTACATCATGTGTCTCGTTGTTTTCTCTATGGTGCTAAGGTGGTAACAATGCCCCCCAAAGTATTCTGGAAGATGTATGATCATGTTCTGACCAGGGAGGGATTGGCACAGTTCAATGCTGACTGGGAAAAAGTTCTTGGAGGAATGAAGGATGAACTATGAAAAGGTAAAGTTAATCGCACATAACCTGAAACTCCTGGCAGAATCTCTTGAAGATGCCATCAAGGAAGATCCAGATGCCTATCGCAAACCATATGAACCTCGTCAGACGAGACTAGGTTATCAGATGGGGGATGATGACGACGGTTATGCTGATTAAACCTCAGTGGAACATAGACCCAGAGTCCCCTATACCCATCCTGACACTCATCTCAGAGATGGAGGGGACCTGTGTCTATCTTGCTGCTCTGGCAGGAACCGAGCACGAAGATTATAAGTATATACGAGCAGCGTGTGATCGCTGGTACAAGGTATACTTCAAAAAGAAGAAAGAGTATGAGACCACAAAGCGCCAAAGCGAAGGGACGTAGATTCCAACAATGGGTTAGAGATATGCTCATTGAGCATAGAGATATTCACCCAGAAGATATTGAGTCCCGTAGCATGGGTGCTGCTGGTGAGGATATTATGATGGCAAGAGATGCTAGACAGAAATTTCCTTTTAGTGTAGAGTGTAAGAACGTAGAGAAATTAAATGTCTACGAGGCATACGAACAAGCGTGTGCTAATGCAGGAGAGAACACTCCCATCCTCTTCATGAAGAAGAATGGCAAGAAACCTCTTGCAGTTGTTGATGCTGAATGGTTTATCAAACATGTTCACAATTCCAATTGAATCTTTTCGTGTCCCTAATTGGGACAAATGGAAACCTATAATTATGGAACAGTGTGACGAGCACAGTCCTCAGGCACACATCACTGGTGGGCGTATCAATACACACGAGATGGATACTGACTACCATGATCTAGTCACGAATAAGTCCATGCCAAAGTATTACTGGACTATCCTAGATGCCCTGGAACCCATCCTGGATGAGATGCAGCAGGACTATCCCCTGGACATCAGGAACATAGTTGCTATGTGGCACCAGACAACCAAGAGTGGACAGTTTCATGGCGTCCATAACCATGGTCCTGTGGGTATCACAGCGGTCTTGTATGTGGACTTTGATTCCAGCGTTCATAAGGCAACTACATTCTTTGCTCCCTTCCATAACTACATCAATGGTGAGGTGGTGGATTACATGCCTGACGTAGAGGAGGGTGATGTTTTATTCTTCCCTTCGTACCTACCCCACATGCAGGAACCCAACTTCACTGATGTGTCAAGAACTATTATCTCTTTCAACATCATGGGTAAGGAAATGATTCCCCACAAAACCCATCCAAGACCTTGACAACCGCCTTAATCTGCTATATATTAACAGAGTTCTGAGCACGAGAGCAAATCATGGATGATTATCTGCAATCAGATGACTTCACTTTGTTGGAAGTCCTGATCGATGAACTCCATGAACACATGGAGAGGGGTGCTGAAATCGAAGCACACGCTGTAAATGAAAAGATCAACGCATTCTATGAACTATCGTGACCGCTATGTAACTGTCGATCTTAATGACGATGAGCTTGAACAAATCAAACAAATTTTAGACAGGCATCAGAACTTTGAAGACACCGAGATTGAGAACGTCAGACAATGCGAAGTCAACTTCGTAGAAGATCAGGCGCTCTATGATCTTGTCATGTCTTATGCTTCAAGAGTAAATGAGGCAGCAAATTGGAACTTCGATATTGACTTCGTAGAACCATTGCAACTCACCAAATACAAAGAAGGAAACCATTATGACTGGCATCAAGATGAGTCGGAGTGGCACAAGAACAAAAGAACAGGCGAGAAGGTTCGGAAGATCTCTTTCACTCTTCTCCTAAATGAAGACTACAAAGGTGGCGAGTTCCACCTAATCAGTCAACCAATAGAAATGAAAACAGGTCAAATGATTTTCTTTCACTCAGATGATTACCATATGGTAACTCGTGTAACGCAAGGCACTAGACTTTCTCTCGTTGGATGGGTACAAGGTCCACCCTGGCGTTAATCTTATGGCAAAAGCATACCACCTCATGACTGAGGAAGAAAAGAAAAAGTTTAATGCATACTGCACCGAAAGATGGAGGCAACGTAAACTCAAAGCAATTGAGTATAAGGGAGGTAAATGTCAACAATGTGGTTACGACAAGTATCCAGATGTGCTAGAATTCCATCACAGAGATCCCAAACAAAAGGAAGCATCATGGAACAGGATCAGATTATGGTCATGGAAAAAGATCGAAGGGGAGTTAGACAAATGTGATATGCTATGTGCAAATTGCCACCGTGAGGTTCATCTACATTTAAGGTCCAGTAGCTCAGTGGAATAGTAGCAACTGCCTTCTAAGCAGTCGGTCGTAGGTTCGAGTCCTACCTGGATCGTATGGGAGATTAGCTCAGCGGTAGAGCACCTCGTTTACACCGAGATTGTCGGGGGTTCGATCCCCTCATCTCCCACTCGGGTGTATGCCCGACCAACAGACGAATAGGAGGCGATCATGACGATCCAATCAAAGTTTGCAGACTCTCTGCAAATCCTTCGCGATGCTGTCAACGGAGACATTTCTCTGGAAACAGATTACCCAAGTCTCTTCTCACAAGTCTGCCGCTTTTATGAAAATAAAGGAGTCAGATTCTGGGGAATTGATATCGAAGAGGATTACGCCTACCTTATTGATCACCTAGTCGCAGACAATGTTCTAGCATAATGAAACTAAACCCTGAGCCCATATACTACGATGGTCGGCTAGCATACCCCCGAACTGATTTTATCTACAAAGAAAAGATCAGTGAAGAGGTAGTCAACGGCATACTAGATTTCTATAATACTCAAACTATATTCGAGAAGTGGCCAGGGGAAACCATTGACGACAATGGTGGTGGAATGGTAGACCCTAGTATCAAAGACTCCATGGACAATCCTGTCTTCATTGGAATCACTGATACTAGGGTCCGTGATTTCACAGGGGAAGTGAACCGCGTGATGAATAATTATGTGGATCACTTCCCTCTTTGTGCTAAAACAAATGTTTTCAAAATGGAGGAGTTCTTTAACCTCCAATACTACAAACCTGGCGGTGGATATCACATGTGGCATTGTGAACGTCAGTCCAGTAGTAGATCTAATACATACAGACATATGGTATGGATGACATACCTCAATGACGTTCCTGACGGTGGTACTGAATGGTTTCACCAAGACCTTTATGTCCCTGCTGAGAAAGGGATGACGGTAATCTGGCCAGCAGACTGGACCTTCCACCATAGGGGTCGTAAATCTGACACATCAGAAAAGATTATCGCAACAGGGTGGTATCACTTCCTCTAACGTGCTATCATATGCCTAGGTTATCCCACCAATACATGAAACCAATTGTCCTCCTGGAACGCTTCCCTTATCGGTACGTTGAGACAGGCATCCTAGACAACGGTACGCCTGACTATCGTATCCAAAAGGCAGATGCTTATACTGGTAAGTATCGTGACATGTACCTCTGTGACAATGGTATGCAGATGGATACAGCAATGGATGACTTTGAGTACACCAAGTGGCTGGACCCAGAAGGGGTTCCATGCTATGTTAAAGATGACGTATCTCCACTAGACACTGACCAATGAAAACTGAACTTCAAGATGCGAAAGCAGCACTGCGCTCTGCACTCCATGCTGCTATTGATAGCACTGTCATCAATGAAAATCAATTGACTGAACTGTGGCGTCACTACCTGGGCGTCAGTGCAATCGAAAAGTCGTGCCCTCAGGATCCCGATCCTTTTGGTAGTGATCCTTTCAGCACTGATAACTATGGTAACTATTCCATCCCAGCAGATGACTATGATGGGTGGAACCCTGATCAACCTATCGCTGCTGGGAGTGTCAACATCCCTGGCGGTTTAGGTCAGGATGTCATCACATTCAATAGTTGACAATTGTTAAGGAATGCTATATATTGTAACAGAAGTTTACAAAGCATTCCTACCATGACAGTCACCAAGAATGAATTTGGTCAAATGAATATGTTCGCCAAAGAACCGAGCATGTACATGACCAAGGAAGATCTGGAACGCTACGGCATCGAACCCTATGCTGAGAAAGCAGAGAAGATGAACGGACGTTATGCGATGCTTGGTATCGTTGCAGGTTTTCTTTCTTACGCCCTGACTGGCAAGTTCTTCTTCGGAGTTATCTGATGACAGAATTTGTATTCACGGCGACAGCAGTTGCATTCTTTGTACTGCTAGCATATTCCGTACAACAACTTTCTGAAACCTACTGATGGCCTACAACATTACGGTACAACAATCCGATGGAACTGAAACTTCTTTCCCGTGTGCAGATGATCAATACATCCTTGACGCGGCTGAGGAAGCGGGTGTGGACATCAACTACTCGTGTCGTGCAGGCGCTTGTTCGTCGTGCGCGGGAAAACTCATCTCTGGCACCGTAGATCAAAGCGATCAATCCTTCCTGGACGATGATCAAATTGCCGAAGGTTTCCTTCTCACCTGTGTGTCCTATCCAACCAGCGACTGTGTTGTGTTGGCAGACCAAGAAGAAAACCTCTACTGAGAAACTATATGGCAGCCCTTACACAAGAAGGTCTTTGGGAACTCATTCACACCCTAGGGTGGGATATTTCCCACGACGAAATTGTGCTTGAAGTAGGTGGCATGGCAGTAACAGGTACTGCCACTAATCCAGATGCAAATCCTAAATGGGCAAAACCATTTGGAACTGTCACCTATCAAAAGGATGCGTTCATCGTGATCAAGAATGTATCTCGCTCACCCTTTGAACCAAGTAAATCTAATGAACAAACTAATGATGACAAGAGTACCTGAGGTCACCTGGCACTTCCGTAAGGAAGGTGGTTGGGCAGACATTCCTAGCACTGATATTTTTTCTGGCAAGAGAGTCGTTGTATTCTCACTGCCTGGTGCATTTACTCCCACTTGCTCTTCATTTCAACTCCCTGGATATGAAGAGAAGTATCCTGAGTTTATGAAGTATGTTGACGACGTGTATTGCGTCTCTGTGAACGACTCTTTCGTTATGAATGCTTGGTTCAAAGATCAGAACATTGAGAACGTCAAACCCATCCCTGATGGTAGCGGTGAGTTCACCTATGCTATGGGTATGTCCGTTAACAAAGCAAACCTTGGGTTCGGGTTCCGCTCCTGGCGTTATGCCATGGTCGTTAACAATGGTGAGATCGAAGTAATGTTTGAAGAACCTGGGAAGATCGGAAATTGTCCGATTGACCCCTATGAAGTCAGCGATCCTGACACTGTACTCAATTACCTTAAAGAACAATGAACGAAAACGCAGAACGCATCAACGGTTGGTTCGCTATGATCGGCATCGTTGCCGCCATGGGTTCCTACGCCACCACTGGTCAGATTATCCCTGGTATTTGGTAATGCTGTGGATGTTAGCAGTCGCTGGTATAATGGTCGCAATGTTTGCTGGCGCTGCAATCCTCACCCAAGATGGGGATGAGTGACAATAAATATCTGCATATTAATTGCAGACGACGATGGAGAGATACGCATTAGAATTTAACTACGATGGTAAGTGGGTCAGACTGAACCACTACACCAACATTTCTAAATCAAAAGCAGAGTTCTATATGTTCCTCTGCAAGACAATGTGTACCTCTCGTGCTACAATTCAACAAGAACTACGTTGTGTATCCCTATGAATGAAGATTGGAGATACAGTCCTGAGCGTCTCGATGAGAGGCGCTTTTGTTTGGCTGCACTTATTTTGCATAAGGTTCCTATTGGAAAAAAGGCATATGAATTTTGCCATGATTTCACCTCTCAGGGCATGTGTCGTGGTATACTAAATGAGTACCGAGGCAATGCCGCTGACCCTGCCGCCTTCAAGGCAGTGTACGAGACCTATCTCTCGTGGTTACACGAGACGAACCAAGAGGGTCCAGATTACGAACTGACTCCCCTCGAAGGGGTTGACAAGGTTGGGTAATCCGTATATTATAAATAGGTCAACGGGTTACGAAATGTTTCATTTCATAACACATTCGTTACATACCTGCCGCTTGACCGAGACTAGGCAGGTCTAACAATCCGTCTCTCATGTCCTCGCCTGAGGGTGGCGAGGAAATAGTATCTCCACCATTTCCCTGATGGACCTACTAACTGTTCATAACAATGACTGCTACACTTTCACAACAACGCTCTACTAACGCCTGGGAACAATTCTGTAACTGGGTAACCTCAACCGACAATCGTTTGTATGTTGGTTGGTTCGGTGTGCTGATGATTCCATGCCTCTTGGCAGCAACCATCTGCTTCATCGTCGCTTTCGTCGCTGCTCCCCCTGTGGACATCGACGGCATCCGCGAACCCGTCGCTGGTTCTCTGATGTATGGTAACAACATCATCTCTGGTGCTGTTGTGCCCTCTTCCAACGCAATCGGTCTTCACTTCTATCCCATCTGGGAAGCAGCAAGTCTCGATGAATGGTTGTACAACGGTGGTCCTTTCCAACTGGTTGTCTTCCACTTCCTCATCGGCATCTATGCTTACATGGGTCGTGAATGGGAACTCTCCTATCGTCTTGGTATGCGTCCTTGGATCTGTGTTGCTTACAGCGCACCTGTTGCTGCTGCTAGCGCCGTGTTCCTCGTCTATCCTTTCGGTCAAGGTTCTTTCTCCGATGCTATGCCTCTTGGTATCTCTGGTACTTTTAACTATATGCTTGTCTTCCAAGCAGAACACAATATCCTTATGCACCCGTTCCACATGCTCGGTGTTGCTGGGGTATTCGGTGGATCTCTTTTCTCTGCTATGCACGGAAGTCTGGTTACTTCTTCGCTGGTTCGTGAAACCACCGAGAACGAGTCCCAGAACTATGGTTACAAGTTCGGTCAAGAAGAAGAGACCTACAACATCGTTGCCGCTCACGGTTACTTCGGTCGCCTGATCTTCCAATACGCTTCCTTCAACAACTCCCGTTCGCTGCACTTCTTCCTCGCAGCATGGCCTGTTGTTG